GCAGTAACTCGTCAAGAGTCCTACCAGATGTTTGTTTTGGTTGGTGGATCGTGTCAAATAGATCCCCATAAGAACTTTGTATCATACCACCAGATGCAACATTTACTACAGGATTGTTGCCCGTAAGACTAGCTAAGAAGTTAGCTACATCGTCTTCTTGCCCCTCTTCTTCTTTTGCTAACTTAAACAAAGGAGAAGCCTCTTCAGTTACAATTCCCGGCGTACCACCCCGTACACCAGCACCGCCCACACCTGCACCGCCACCGCTAATTAACGCTAGTATGTCGGATAAAGATAGACCAAGATTGGGTGTATCTATATCTACGTCAGGCTTATCTACATCTTTAAGCACCTCACGTACGGGCTGTATTACAGCGTCATCTATGGCGCTACCCGTGTCTTTAACTACGTCTGAAACGCCTTCTCTAACGGGCTTCGTCGCATCATCTACGGCACTACCTGCTGCTTTTATAGGGTCAAGAACAGGCTCTATAACCTTATCATCTATAACCTTACCCGCTGCTTTAACAGGCTCTATAACCTTATCGTCTATTTTCTTACCAGCAGCTTCAACAGTCTCTTTAACAGGCTCAAATACTTTATCGTCTACTGTTTTACCTACAGCCTTAGCTGCATCAATTACAGGTTTAGTAGCGTCTTTGACAGGCTCGAAGATAGTATCGTCAAACATCTTACCCGTATACGTTATGGCATCACCAATTCGTTTAATAAATTCAGGGGTTTTCATGTCATTAGGTGCTAGTGCGCCACCTTCTTTAATATACTCTCCAAGACCCCTAACCAACGCTTTGTCAAAATCGGTGCCTTTAACTAACTCTAATTGAGTTTTAACAAGCCCAGACGTTAAGTCATCTTGGTTAATGTTAAAGTCTTTAAGAAATTCTTTGTCTAAACCTACTTTGTTTAACGCCGTAGTGGTAAATTTATCCCCGAACTTACCAATTACTGCTCCAGCTACATCACCTTGTACGGCTCTACTAATAAACGTGCCTGTACTTATAACGTCATTAAATGTTTTGGCTGTATTCGCAGCGTTCGTGGCGGCTGATGCGAGGCGTGTAACTTCGTTTGCGCTACCCTGCCCTAGCATAGCGGCTGTTTCGGCTGCTTTTACTTGTTCTCCCAAACTAGCGGCATTAGCACTTAACCCTTTGGCGTATCCACCTGCACCGGACAAGGCAAATGCTTTAAGAATGTCATTTGTATCTCCACCAGTAGCAGCGGTTATAGCAGCGGAAGTAGTACCAGCAGCAAGTGCAGAACCTAAAGCACCGGGTACAGCGGTAGCACCAAGACTAGCGGCAACAGCACTAGGAGTAAAAGCAGCTAACCCTGTAGCGGCGGTGCCAGCAGTAGTACTCGCGGCAGCGGTTCCCCCAAACATACCGGAGCCACCTAAAATAGCACCTCCGTATAAAGAGGCCGCGATCATAGCCGCTACTTTCAAAGCGTCTTTTACTGAGCTGTCTTTAACTTCTTTGGTGCGAATCTCAGAGAAAGACATTGGGTCGTACAAATACGTAGAGCCATCTTTTGTTTGGCGTACAGGAGATACATCGTACTTTGCGTATAGTGACTGAAGCATTGGGTCACGTTTATACGTTTCTAGTAAGGCATCTTGGTAATCTAACCCTTCAGTTGCCTGTAGGTATGGTATTTGTTCTTTTAATATGGGCTTAACTAACGACTGAAACTCAGATATTTCTTCTGATGTTGCATTAGAGTGGGTTTCAAAATTACCCCCAAAACTCCCAACGTCTACTTTTTCTTCTGTAGGAGTAATGTCATAACCATAGTGAGAGCTAAGGACTGCGGATGTATCGTCTATACTGTCTAGCCCAGCAATACTCCCATAAGCATTTCTTGTATCTTCTGCTTTAGCAGGCTGGTTAAAACCTTTTAAGTACTCAGGTACATCGCTTACGTATGAGCGGTATTCTCCATCTCCAAGATTACGTGTTGGGCTGTAATCTACTTGGCCTCCACCAACACCACCCTCACCGCCAATTACGTCTATTGCACTTAACCCCGGAATAGACCCAAAGGCTTTTTCATAGGCGTTGTCGTAGTAATCGTCTACTTCGTCTACATCACCAATTTTATTGTAGTTCGCGCCACCAGAAACTATTTTGTCACGGTAGTCTTGCAGGCCAGAGAAATTAGAATCTGAACTTAGGAATGGGTTTGCAGCAGGTTTTGCAGCAGGTTTTGGTGCAACGTAGTCTATTCCAGCACCGGGTACACGAGCGTCCGTTATGGCAGGCTTGGGTGCTACAGGAACTATGGGTGCAGGCTTGGGTGTAGTTTTAGGCTCAAAACTAGGTGCAGATGGCCCTCCTCGGTACGGGGTAGGCGTAGGTCTAGGTGCTACAGCTTTAGTAGGGGTAGGAGTAGGGGCAGGAACACCACCAATTCCAGATTGGTACTGCGCTATACGCCTTTGTAATTCGGCTTGATCTAGCCCACCTAACCCTAGACTTCCTAGCCCTATGCTTCCTATATCCACTACGACACCTCTAATATACTGGCGACCACATGGAGCCTATTAGCAGTTGCTGCGGTTACTTTAATTATTTCAGATTCTTCCAGCACTATAGGAGAAGTAAGTAACTCCACAGTACCATTAGCGCCTACTGCACTAACCTTAAATAAACTAAACACGGCAGCGGCAGCGTTGGTCAACGTCACTGTTATAGTATCAGCGTTACCTGAATCTTCGGACACAAGTAGTGACTTTATAATAGCTGTTTTAGCTGAAGGGCATGTATACAGCGTGGTAGCGTTGGTAGTGGTTAAATCCACTTTTGCATTTTTATATTCGTTAGCCAAGGAACCATACCTGCGCTTGAGTTTCTGGGGATACCGCTGCTTTTCTTAGCCCGTCATCTAATTGATTAAAGTATATACGTAGTACGTTATTAAACTGCTCAAAAGACTGCGAATCATATTCTTTTGGTGGGTCAGGTAGTCTAGGGGAAACAAAGTTTATGTCTTCTGCCATTACCGTCTACCATCTGGGCGTATGTCTAAACGGGGTGCGCCTAGCTGCCAAGTAACCCCAACATCTCCAGACTCTATCTTTATGGATAACTGCCTACCACGTACTCTGGTATAGACCTGATCTGTAAACGCCTCAACAGGAACTATGGCACTGCGTGTAACTGCGGCACTATTAGACCCACCTTCAGAGAGCGGAGAATTATACCCAGATCCAGATGATTGCAGCGGTAGTAGCTCCATAGTCAGGCTAGGGCTATCCACAGTAGATCCATCAAATGTAACGTCTGGCAGTATTCGACGTATAAACGAGAAGCTGTTCCCGTCCTGTATATCAAACTGTGCTGACGTTATAAACGAGGATATGGCGGTGTTAGTGCCTGTTACGTTATCGTCAACACCGTTTTCGTGCGTAACTAGATTATTACTGTACGTAGCAGCAACAGGGTGAGCACGGGTGCCAGAATCTAGCCAAGCACTGCGTGCGAGTGTGCCGTTGTACCATACGTCCAATACGTGGTTATAGACTACATATTTGTCTATTGTGGTTGAGTCAGCAGAGCAGTAGAACCACCAAACCTCGTCGAACCCTTCGTTAGTACCAGCAAACACTTGATCTACCTGATCGAAGTTAAAGTCATTGAACACAAACCGTTTTAAGTCACAGCGTAAGTTCTTAACCCTACCATCGTACATATAGAAAGAATCACGACCCATCCAGTAAGCTACACCGTCTGAATAAGCGGCTGAGTTCTGAGAAGCAATAGATATGTTTTCCCCAAGTAACTGGGAACCCCAAACTAAAGCCCCGCCTAGATACTGTAGCGCGTACATAGCAGCGTCAGTCCATACCAAAACTTCTTGACGGGACTGTAGAGCAGTTACTATCTGAGAGCCTTTAGACAGCTTTATGTCACCTGCTTGGTTAGTTGCGCCGGGAGTCCACTGAGCCGCGTTTGCTTGATCCGACCATCTAATAAGTAAAGGGTCTTGTACGGCACTGCCGATTGTATTGGCACCAAAGCAGAAAACGAACTGACTTATATCTGATACAAGAATAAAGTTTTGTACTGTAGGTGTATTAGACGCGCCACCAAGTGTGGATAGTTCTACCGCAAGCCCGTTAAGTCCGTCAGCGTTGGAAGCATCCCAGTAGTAAACTGAGCCGTTACGGGGGCCAAATATAAGGTCTTCACCGAAATTAGACTGACTCCATAGACGTAAGGAATCTGTAGCTGTTTCTATTCCGTTACCCCAAGTACCTTGGTTCCACCCACCTGCACCCCAACCTACTAGCGGA